AGCACGCAGACACGACAATCAGCATCAATGGAGGACCAGAGGTTCCGCTCGACATCGCCATGCACGCGGCTGACGTCATCCTCGCCAAGCCGAAGACCGAGGTTCGCCAACTCATGTGCCGGCTCAAGACCGAGGTTCGCCAACTCATGTGCCGGCTCACGGATGACGAACAGCGTTGCCGGGGCGTCGACCTGGCCGACAGCCAGAATACCCTGGCCGATCTGACCGAGCAGAAGCGTGAGATCGGCGACCAGATCAAGGACTGCCAGGCGAAGATCAAACGGCTGGCCGAAACCGTAAAGCATCGCCAGGAAGAGAGGCCGGTAACGTGTCTGCTCACGCCTGACTATAAGGCCGACAGCATGACCGTCACCCGCACCGACAGCGGCGAAATCGTGGCGGTTCGGCAGTTGACCCACCGCGAACGGCAGCCCGAGTTGCCGATGGACGAGACGAAGTAGGACAACGATCAAGAGAAAGGGCAGGCAAAGTGAACATCGTGAAGGGCAGGCAGGCAAGACCGATCCGGGCCATCGTCTACGGCACCGAGGGCATCGGCAAGACCACGCTGGCGAGCCGGTTCCCGGCACCGCTCTTCGTGGATGTGGAGGGCGGCACGCTCCGCCTGGATGTCGACCGCACGGAGCCCCTGAGTTGGTCCGCGGTCGGGGCCGTGGTCGACGAACTCACCAAGAGCCACAACGGCTACCAAACCCTGGTGTTCGACACTGCCGACTGGCTGGACCGGATGGCCAGTCAGCACGTCTGCGCGGCCAACGGCTGGGCCAAGGGCATCGAGACCCCGGGGTATGGCAAAGGCCACGTCGCCGTCGGCGAAGCCTGGAAGGGGCTCCTGGACCAGTTGAGCCATATGCAGGAGAGGACCGGGCTCAATGTGGTGTTCCTGGCCCACGCCGTCATGCGCAAGCAGGAGCTGCCGGACGAGGCCGGCCAGTTCGACCGCTGGGAAATGAAGACCAGCAAGTACGTCTGCCCGCTCCTCAAAGAGTGGGCCGACCTGGTGCTCTTCCTGAACTACAAGACCCTGGTCGTCACCACCGACAACGGCAAGGGCAAGGCCCAGGGCGGCCAGCGCGTCATGTACACCACGCATCATCCGTGCTGGGACGCCAAGAACAGGTTCGGGCTCAAGGAAGAGCTCCCCCTGGACTTCGCTGCCCTGGCCCCGGTGTTTGCCGCTCTCCCGGCGGCCCCCGCCCCCATGGCCGCGGCCACCCCCGCGGTCACAGCGCAGGTGACCATCCCGGACGCCGAGACCCCGGCCGACCTCAAGCCCGTCCCGGTCGCTGAGCGCGTGGAGGATCCCGAGAAGAAGGCCCTGCTCCGTCAGCTCGGTCAGTTGATGGTTGAGACCAAGGTGAGCAAGGAGGAACTTGGCACGGAACTCGCCCGGGTCGGCGCCGTGCCGGCCGACATGAACCCCCGCGACTACAACGTCCAGACCCTGAAGCGGATCGTATCGGCCTGGACCACGATCACCAAGAACATCGCCACCACCAACGCCGCCAAGAAGGCAACCTGAGGAGAGAGACCATGGACAACAACACCACTGGCCGGGCGCTGGGCTGGGACGACGCCATTGAGAACGACGGCGAGTACCAGCCACTGCCCGACGGGGAATACTCGTTCCGCGTCCTCACGTTCGAGCGTGCCCGCTTCGGCGGCAGCCTCAAGCTCCCCGCCTGCAACCAGGCCAAGCTGACGATTGAGGTCGGCGACGCTGACCGCTCCGTCGAGGTCAACCACAACCTCTTCCTCCACACCAAGACGGAAGGGATGCTCTGCGCCTTCTTCCGCTCCATCGGGGCACGGACGAGCGGCGAACGCCTGGTCATGGACTGGAGCAAGGTTCCCGGGTCCACCGGCCGCTGCAAGGTGGTCATTCACGAGTTTGCCGGGAAGGACGGGAACAAGCGCGTCAGCAACAACATCAGCCGTTTCCTCGACCCGGAAGACGCCGCGGCCACCACCGATACCACGAAGCAGGCTCAGCCCGAGCCTGAGGGTATGTTGCCCTTCTGATGGCGGCTGACATCACAACACCACCCACACCCCAATCCTGCTTCTTCTGCGGATGCACCGGGGAGCAGCAGGCAGCCTACCCGGCCACGGGCGGCGTTGACCGGTGCCCGAAGCGGGCGTGCCGGGTGTGCTGGTTCAGGTTCGGACGACTACAACCAAAGGGGCAGGACCATGGAGTTGAGACCGTATCAGTTGGCGGCCAGGAGAGCCGTGTGGGAGCAGTGGCAGCAGGGGGTCAGGACAACGCTGATGGTGCTGCCTACGGGGACTGGTAAGACCATCGTGTTCTCGGCTCTGATCCGCGATGCCGTCATGGAAGGCGGGCGCGTGCTGGTCCTGGCACACCGCTACGAACTCCTGCAGCAGGCCGCCGACAAGCTCGCCCGGGTGACTGGGCTTGGTTGCGGGATCGAGAAGGCCGAACAGAACGCCCGCGACTCCTGGTGTAACGTGGTCGTGGGGTCTGTGCAAACCCTGCAGCGCGAACACCGCCGGGACGGGCACGACTTTACCCACATCGTTGTCGACGAGGCCCACCACGCCGTCAGCGCATCTTACCGGGCCGTCCTGGACGACTTCCCGGACGCCAAGGTGCTGGGGGTCACGGCCACCGCGGACCGCGGGGACAAGCGGAACCTTGGCGAAGTCTTTGAGACCCTGGCCTATGAGTACACGCTGCCCTCGGCGATCCGCGACGGCTGGCTCTGCCCGCTCAAGGCGCTCACCATCCCCATCAAGATCGACCTGACTGGCGTCAAGCAATCCTGCGGCGACTTTCAAGTGGCCGACCTCGGCACGGCGCTTGACCCGTACCTCGAACAGATTGCCGGCCACGTCGCCGAACACCCGGACCGCAAGACGGTCGTGTTCCTGCCGCTCATCGCCACCAGCCAGAAGTTCCTGGCCATGCTCCAAGCACGTGGGGTAACCGCCAGGGAGGTGAACGGCGAGAGCACCGACCGGGCCGACACCCTGGCCTGGTTCGACAAGGCCGGGCCCGGGGCCGTGCTCTGCAACGCCATGCTCCTGACCGAAGGCTGGGACTGCCCATCCGTCGACTGCATCTGCGTGCTGCGGCCAACCAAGATCCGCAGCCTCTACGCGCAGATGGTCGGCCGTGGCACCCGCATCCACCCCGGCAAGCCAGACCTCCTGATTCTCGATTTCCTCTGGAACAGCGAGCGTCACGAACTCTGTCGGCCCGCTCACCTGATCTGCGAAGACCCCGAGCTGTCCCGGCGCGTGGCCGAGATCATGGCCGAGGAAAGCCAGGGCGAGCCGGTCGACCTCCTGGACGCCGAAGGCACAGCCGAGGGCACCGCGCAGGAAGAGCGCGAGGAATCGCTGCGTAAGCTCCTGGAGGAGCAGAAGCACCGCAAGCGCGCCCTCGTCGACCCCCTGCAGTACGAATACTCCGTCGGCCAGACCGAGTACCTGCCGGACACCGGAGACCTGCGGTCCATGGGGCCACCTACGGCCGCTCAGCTCTCACGACTCGAAGCATCCGGGATCTTCCCCGACGAAGTGACCTGCCAGGGGCACGCAACCAAGCTCCTCGACACCCTGGCCAAGCGCAGACTGGCCAACCTGACCACGCCGAAGCAGATCCGGTTCCTTGAGAAGTTCGGGTTTGAGCAGGTCGGCACCTGGCAGTTCAACCAGGCCAACCGCATGATCGACCGGGTTGCCGGCAACATGTGGCGTGTCCCCCGCGGAATCTCCCCGCACACCTACCGGCCCGAGCCGGTCAGGCATGAGGAGGTGGTCGCGTGGTAACCGATCTCGATACCATTCGCGCCTGTCTCGCGCAGATCCGGCCCGCCGCCCTGGAGTATGACGAGTGGCTGGCCGTCGGCATGGCCTGCAAGGACGGTGGGCTCCCCTTTTCCGAGTGGGACATGTGGTCCTCGGGCGATCCGCGGTACAAGGTCCGGGAGATGCCGGCCAAGTGGGCGAGCTTCAAGGGCTCCACCACACACGCCGTCGGGGTCGGCACGCTCGTCAAGCTCTGCCGTGACCAGGGCGGAACCGTCGAGAATTCGGCACCGGCGCGTGACCACGGCAGCGAACTCTCCTGGGGCGCAGCCATAGGCCCCCGGCTCCAAACCCGGACAGACCTTCAGGTCGTGCGCCAGGAATGGCTGCAGGACCAGCCCCTGCCCCCGGAGCCCGCCGGCGTATGGGACGGCCGGGCCGACCTGGCCGCCTACCTGCGCACCCTATTTTCTTCTGACGAGCGGGTCGGGATCGTCACCGAGTCATGGGAGTCCGACCCGGACACGGCCGGGGCCAAGCGGTGGCTGCCAAAGAAGGGCGTGTGGGACAGGACGGCCGGTGAGCTTCTGGAAGAACTGGCCTGCGCCAAGGATCTTGGCGAGGTTGTGGGCGACTGGAACAGCCTGGCCGGGGCCTGGGTCCGGTTCAACCCCCTGGACGGCAAAGGATGCTCCGACGAGAACGTCACATCCTTCCGGTTCGCCCTGGTCGAATCTGACGACGTGTCCGTGGAACGGCAGTACGCCATCTATCGTCAGCTGGAACTGCCCGTGGCCGCGCTGGTCCACTCCGGGGGGAAAAGCCTGCACGCTATCGTCAAGATCGACGCCGGCGACTTCAAGGAGTACCAGAAGCGGGTAGACTTCCTCTACGACGTGTGCAAGAAGAACGGCCTGGTGATCGACCGGAAAAACCGCAACCCGTCGCGGCTGTCACGTCTCCCCGGGGCCGTCCGCAACGAGCGCAAGCAGTGGCTGGTCGCCACCAACCAGGGGCGGGCGTCGTGGGCTGAGTGGGCCGACTGGATCGCCGCGCAGAACGACGACCTCCCGGACGTTGAAACGCTGTCGACCTTCCTGGGAAACCTCCCCCCGTTGGCCGAGCCGATCCTGGACGGCGTTCTCCGGCGCGGCCACAAGATGCTCCTGGCCGGGCCGTCAAAGGCTGGCAAGTCGTTTCTCCTGCTACAGCTCGCCATCGCCATAGCCGAGGGCCGGTCGTGGCTCGGCTGGTCATGCCGGCCGGGCCGCGTGCTCTACGTCAATCTGGAACTGGACCGGGCATCCGCCCTGCACCGGTTGAGCGACGTGTATGCAACCCTCGGCATCGAGCCCACGCACGCCTGCGACATCGACCTCTGGAACCTGCGCGGGAAGGCTCTCCCCATGACCGACCTGGCTCCGCGGCTTATCCGCCGGGCGCTCAAGCGCAAGTACGCCGCCGTCATCATCGACCCTATCTACAAGGTCATCACGGGCGACGAGAACGCCGCTCACGAAATGGCCACCTTCTGCAACCAGTTTGACCGGGTCTGCTGCGAGCTGGGCGCGGCGGTCATCTACTGCCACCACCACAGCAAAGGCGACCAGGGGCAGAAGCGGGCGCACGACCGGGCCAGCGGTTCCGGCGTCTTCTCGCGTGACCCGGACGCGCTCCTTGACCTGATCGAACTGGTCGTCGACGAGCCGCGGCGCAAGCAGGTCGTAAACCGCTGGGAGTGCGACGCCATGGCCGCCTCCTTCGACACGGCCCGCGACGGCTGGCGCGATGCCTGCCCGCAGGACGACGCCATTGTCGCCGAACGCCTGGCCGCCTGGGCGCAGGCCAACGGGCTGGGCGACGCCATGCGGGCCGTCCGGCCGGCTGTACGGGCAGCGGCTGAATCGGCCAGCGGCTGGCGCATCGAGGGTATCCTGCGTGAGTTCCCGACGTTCCACCCGCGCCGGATCTGGTTCCGCTACCCCTGCCACATCCAGGACACGGGGCTCCTGGACGACGCTCTTGCCGAGGGCGAGGAACCGCCGCGCAAAACCCGTCAGCAGGCCAACGCCGCCCGCCAGCTGGACCAGACCTCCGACACGTGGGAGGCCTTCGAGAAGGCACGGGCAGAACTCGGCGACAACCCGGTCACCGTCGCCGAACTGGCGGCATGGATGCACGACTCCAAGACAGGCGAAATCGGGATTTCTGTTCAGGCCGCCAGGACCAGGATCGACAGCGCTGGATTCACCCGAAAGAACGGTGTCGTTTTTGAGAAAACAACAGCGGAAGAGGCGTCGGAATGACCACCCAAACGAAAGCACGAAAGCAGCTAGCTGCTTTCTTCCACGACGAAAGCAGCTACTCTTCTAAAGAAGAGAAATACCCTGCTTTCGCGCAATGTCATCCTCGCACGGTGGTAGTGGTAGGAACCGGCTCAATGCAGCCGGATTCCATACCGGCTTCTAGCCTCACCCCAACCGCCGTGCAAGGAAGCATGACCCCCTACCCCCAAGAGGTTCACCAACCAACCATAGAGTTCTTCCACGCCTTCACCCCGCCTACCGCCACCGCTCAGACCCGGCGCCACACCAGCCACGGCACCTACCTGCCCCCGGCCACTGCCAGGGCCAAGGCACTGCTCCGGGCAGTCTTTGAGTCCTACGCCCCGCCAATGCCCCTGGAAGGCCCGCTGACCGTTACCCTGTCCTGGACGTACCCATGGCCTGGAAAACGCCGGGACGGGTATGCGGCGAAGGCCACGCGGCCGGATTTGGACAACCTCGCCAAACTGGCACTGGACGCCGCGACCGATTCCGGGTACTGGCGCGATGACGCGCAAGTCACCGAACTCCACACCGCCAAGTTCTATGGCGACATGCCGGGCCTGGCTGTCGTCGTAACCGAGGAGACCGACCCATGACCACCCCACTCCAGACCATGTCCGTCCCCCAGGTCGCCGCGGCCATCGGAAAGTCGCCCGAGTCCGTACGCGCCTACGTCCGCAACGGGTCCCTGAAGCGGCCCGACATCCGCGTGTCGCCCACGCGCTCCGTGTGGGACCGCGCCTACATCCGCGAGTGGTGGCTGGTAAGGGGCGGCGTGGACATCGACGCCACGACGGCGGCCACGGCCCCGGCTGGTCTGCTGCAGGAACTGGACCAGGCCATCGCCACAACGGCCGGGGGCCTGGCGCAACTCACCCGGATCCGCGCCCTGATCGCCAGCGAGGAGGGCGGGAAGTGAGTAACTGCATACTCAAAG